GTACCTCCTGTTTTTTTATTCATATACTTTAAAATATTACATACTGGTATTCCTACAACACTTCCTGAACCTTCTTCAGCTCTCGGTGCTACAGGAACAGGTGTTGCTTGACTCTCTTCTTGTATGTTTTTAAGAGTCTCTTTATTCTTTTCTTTTTTGATATTTAATATTTTTAATGCTAAGTTTGCAGCATCAACTGGTTCTTTGAATTTAGCAGTATTTACGACATCATCAAATCCTGCTATTTCAAGATTTTCAATTGCTTCTATTCTATTTCTTTCTCCTTGAACCGCTGAATTAACTATGTTTTTATACAATTCTGGGTAATCAGCTTTAAACTTTTCTACAGTCATTTCTTCTGTATTTGTAGCTGTATTTGTAGCTGTATTTTGAGTAGGTTCTGGAGTAGGCTCTGTTACAGGTTCAGTAGGTTTAAAACCTGGGAAATTCTTAAATTTTGAAATATCAAACGCCAAACTATTTACAATTAGTAAATTATTGACATTCTGTAGATTTTCTACTTCATCTACTATCTCATCGATAAATCCATACTCTTTAGCTTCTTCAGCATTGAACCATTTTTCTTCGTCCATAAGTGCAGATAGTTCTTCTTTTGTCTTCCCTTTAGCTTTAGCTAAGTAAGTTTCTAAGATACTATCTTTAACCTTATCTAAAAGAATTCCTGTTTTTTCCAACTCTTGCTTATTTCCATAAGCCCATGTCAATGGATTATGTATCATAAACATAGCATTTTTTGGCATTTTTACAACATCACAAGCACTAGTTATAATCGTTGCTGCACTTGCTGCAAGACCATCTATAAAAGCTGTAACTTTAGCTTTATGATTTTTTAAAGTATTTGCTATTGCCACCGCAGCAAATACACTTCCACCAGGCGAGTTGATATGCACATTTATATTTTCTACATCACCTAAGTTTCCAATTTCTTCTTTGATTGTTTTGTCACAGACATCGTCCCAATACTCATCAGAACCGATAGTCCCATACATAACAACATCAGCACTTTTTGCTTCTTCATTCTTCGTTATGTTCCAAAACTTCTTTGTCATTTTCGGCATTGTTAATCATCACTCCTTTTTCTTCTAATAATTTGTTTTCCTTTGCTAAGATTCTTACATTTTGCTCAAAATCACCCCCGTTAAGCTCGACAGTTTCTTTTGTTCTAGTAGAGAATCCTTGTTGAACTCTTAAAGTACTTGCTTTAACTTCTTTAAGCGGATCAAGTTGACCTTGGCTCGGTCCATTCCATTGAGCTCCACTCCAAGCTTTTGTTAGCAATGGATCTTCTCCATAGTTCTTCATATCTACTCTACCTAGCAAATATGCTTCTCTTAACCATTCTTCATATACTACTTGTGTAAAATTGCTAGAGAACCAATCTCTTCTCTTTCTAAACATTTTCCAAGCTTCCAATAAAGCAGCTCTACTTGCTGAATAACTAGCAGTAAAATGCTTAATTAGTAACTCATAAGGAACTTCTAAAGCAGCTCCTATTTGTCTTAAAATTGAAGTAACAAAAGGGTCGAACTGTGCGTTTGGTCTGCCTGGGTTAGTGGCAACAACCTTTTCTCCAGGATTAAGTCCTTGAACTAGCCCTGGTGTTAGCTCTATTGTTTCTTCGTTAGAACTATCAATCTGTTCTGTTTCATCTAAGACTTCGTGGTCTGCAATATTAGCCCCTTGTGCATTATCCTTATCGCTTTCAATAAATATCGCATACATTCCACTTACAACTGCTGCCATAAGTTCTGCGTCTGTATATCTATCCAGTTGCTTCAGTGCTTCGATTACTGGAGATAGAATAGGTATACCTCTGACTTGCTCAGGTCTTTCGGCTAGCATTATGTGTAAAATGTTTAACTGCTCTTGCTTTCCATAAACAGAAATAAAGTCAGTTTCTACATTTCCTGATACATCGAGAGGGTGTTTTCTTGCAACATAATATCCAGAGATTCTATTATTATTGTCGATTTTCACTCCATCAACGATAGTTTCATCATTTTGCAATATAGAAGGTGTCATAACTCTATCAGGCTCAATTATTTGTAGCTTTAAACTATATGGATTCTTTGGTGTTTCAAAATAGTTAAATTTTACAAAACATTCACCATTCAAGAGAATTGTTAGGAATACTAGGTCTTGAACCTGGTCAAAATTAAGAACTCCCATCTGTTCAATCTTATTGTCTGCCCACAATTTAAATTCTTTTTCAATAGTAGTTTCAATTGCTTCAGCTTCTTCTTCACTAATCCCTAAAGTTTCATAGTCAATTGCTGATTTTAGCTTTAATCCACTACCGATAACGTTAGAATTAATAGTCTTCATAACTCCTTGAGCAACAGGAGCTCCCATATACAAGTCCCTTGACCTTTCAACTAGCTTTTTTCTATTCTTGTAGATGTCTTTTTTAACTCCACCGCCTGTTGAAATCCAACCTTTCATAGAACTTTTTGTAGTAGATGCCCCATGATTTGAGTAACCAGTATTAAGAATTTCTATTTTTTTTCTAGCTACTTCTCTTTCAAGAGCCTTTTTAGGGTTAAAAAAAGCAATTGTTTTGTCTAGTAAATTCATTTTTCACCTCCTTTTGCAACAAAAAAGAAGATTAAAACCTATAAATCTCTAGGTATTACTCTTCTTCCTAATTTTTTTCTTCCATTATTATTTAATTTGTCAAGTTCACCCTCCCAGAAGGCTCTACCTTTTCTAATTTCAGATAAATCTTCTCTCACAAGCTCTCTTGTACCAATTTTATAACTTTTTCCAGTTAATACTGCTATTTCTGCCTTTCTATAGACTTCAATCATCTGTGAGCACTCTTCTCTAGTGTAATTCAATTTATAAGGTCACTCCTTTCGATAAAACTCTTCTTTTTGATACTTTCGTAGTCTTTTTTGTAGCTTCAACGGTATATTTTTTATTTAAGTTAGGATTTGCTATTTTTAAAGCCGCATAAGCATAGTTCCTTAAATCTAGCGGTTCGTTTCTCTTAGTTCCTATTACTTTCCAAATAGTTTTTTTAACTCCTTTTTCCCAAACAGTAGTCTTAACTTCAGATGTTAAACCTTTGAAATATGCTTCATCATAACCCCTATCTACATTGCTTGGAAAGTGCATGTACATAGATCCTGGTTCTTCAATTTTTAATCTAGCAAGTATTGTTTCTTTACCAGTGTTAACCCCTAAAGTAAAGAGTGATATTTGCATTCTATTAGTCCTAGATGGTTTGGATACAAAAGCAACTCCATCTCCACCTTTACCCTTAATACCGAATACTCTTCTAAACTCTCTAGGTTTGATGTATTGATATGCTTCTTGTGTATAATGCCCTCCTGTATCTATACAAGTACAAAGAATTCTTATTTTTTCACCATCTGCATACTCAAACTCTGTTTCCAGGAATCTATCCAATTGCTCCCAAACGTCATTTTGACCAGGAGAGCCTATAAATTGCTTATAGTAAATACCCCAAGACTCTTCCCCAAGTCCCCAACCTACAACTTCAATTTCTAATCTATCGTCTTGAACATCGACTCCAGCAGTTAAAACTTGAACTTGGTCAGGTATTTCTGCAGTATACTCTTCTTTTCTCTTAGAAATGTCTAAGAAATCTATCTTTTCCACTTTTTCTTCCCATGTTTGGCCAAGACAGGTATTTGTAAATACCTTCATCATTTGCATATTACCTTTTGCGGCTTTAAACTTTTTTATAATTTCTGGCCAGGTAGAAAAAGGACTATATAATTCTGAAATATGAAAACCTCTAACACTCCAATCGTCTACTTCTTCTTCTTGTGGTTGCCATATTCCATGTATCATATTTCTTTTCCACTCATGCTCAGATGATATTTCCAAGCAGTCAGGGCATTTATGACCAACAGGTTCAAAGATTATGTTTCTCCATTCCAATTTTTGAAATGAGCCACATTTTGGGCAAGGTATATAAAACTCTTCTTTTGTCGAATTCTCATATTCTTTTTCAACTCTTGAGTCTCCTTTGATGGTTGGTGTACTAGTTATTACGATTTTCTTATTCCAGAAAGTTTTTGTTCTTTCTATTGCTAGATTTAAAGGATCTCCTTCTCCACCAACATCGCTTTTGAATCTGTCCACCTCATCTGCAAGTAGAATTCTCAAAGGTCTACTCGATAACTCAGCTGCTGAATTACTTCCTACCAATGTAATATATCCACCAACAAATTCTTTTTGTAACTTGGTATCTCTTCCATCAACTTTGTTTAGAATTTTGTTCTTAAGCTGCGGTGTACTCTGTATCATGTCATCTAGCCTCGTGCTAGAAAAGTCTTCTGCTAAATCTTTAGTCGGCAAAAGATACATGATAGGAGCAGGGTCATAATCTGCATAATACCCAAATACATTCAATAAAATTTCTGTCTTAGATAACTGAGCTCCATACATCATAACTATTTTTGTTGTTTTTTTATCTGAAATTGCTTTCATAACTTCCCGTTGAAATGGAACTCTATCAGTTTTCCATCTCCCTGGTTCAGCTGATGTCTTAGAACTTAAAATTCTATATGAATCAGCCCAAGTATCTATAGTCAACTTTGGAGGAGGCTTCAAGGTTTGAAATATGTCAGCAAATAGATTAATTGTTTTTCTTAGACTTGGATTTTCTACTGGATCCTTTTCCTTTGCTTTTTTCATCTTCCACCTCTTCTTCATCTTCCAAAATTATATTTTTATTTTTAAACAATTCTGGACTATATTCACTTAATTCCAACAAAACATCTTCTATAGAACTCAAAACTATATCCTGGATGTCCCCAAGATTGTCACACCCCACAACCAAAGGTGCTATTTTGTTAGGTACTGCTAATAATTTCCCTTTTAAATTTGTGAGCATAACTGTCATAACTTTTCTAACTATATCAGCTGAGTGCAGTTCGTTTTTCAATTCTGATATTTTTATGCTTTTTAGCTCTATATCTTTTTCAATTTTTTCAGTTTCTTTTTTAAGTTTTGAGTCTTTCAAATCTACATCAGCAGAGTTTTGTTCTTTAATAAACTCAATAAAACCTTTTACGCTCTCTACGAGCAAATATTTACCCCTATTTCCACTTTTTTTCACAATGCCATCTTGAGCTAGCATTCTAATATATCTATCAGTCACCCCAAACATCTCCGCAAGTTCAGGGCTACTAACTATTTTTTCTTCTGTGTTCATTTTTCACTCCTTAGGAACGGAAATTGTTAAAATTTTGACCAATATTCAGGTGGAGCTCGGGATTCGCGAGACCCGCTTGACTTTTTTATTTTCTGAAAGAACCTATTTTTCTATCTTTCAAACTTTTAATCTTATAAATATACTCTAAAATGAAAAACGATTAAAAATTAATCAATAAAAAACCCTCACAGGAGACGTATCTCAAGCATCTAAGCTTCGTGAGGGTATTGATGTTGGTATCCTGTGCATATTGGATTCTCACCAATGAAAGACTCTAGCAGTCTAGCCAGGGTATTAGCCCGATGCACCATATTTGGCTGAGGCTTTTTTAGAGTAGAGCCTCATTAACTACTAGCATAAGCGAGGACTTATATGGAATTTAGAAATCTCAATTTCTTCATGCTACCATACTAACACATTTTTTTTAGCTTTAAAATAGACACTTTTTAGCGCCTTTTTAGTGGGTTTTTAGCGTTTTCTAAAATTCTATTAATCTTTGTGCCTTAAAATGGACTTTTAAAGCTCCTAGTATTCTATTTCTCATTTTGTATGTGCTAGTCACATGTACTTCTAGTTTCTCTGCTATTTCTTCATATGTCAACCCCTGAAAGTATTTTAGCTCAATGAAATTATAGTCTTTATTATCTTTCACCATATTCAAGCACTCATCTATTCTGAATAACATTTCTCTATAACGACTTATATTATTTGATATTCTTTGCTTCAGCTCCTCTATTTGTTCATATTCACTTTTTATTTCGTACCCATTTCCACCTTGCCCTCCGACACCACAGCATTTTTTTAGTTGTGGATTGGCTAAATGCTCAGTTTCTTCTTTTATCCTGTTTTTATACTTGGGATAACTGTATAACACATCTTCAATTTCTTTCAATACTATTCTTTGCTCCTGTGTTGCCATTATCTACATCACTCCTTTATACACTTTTCCATAAAAAATATCCTGCTATTTGCACAACAAATCCTAGAAATATGTAGAAGTTAATTCTATCTGCATCTTTTTTAGTTTTATTATCATTCATTGCATATTTTATTCCGACTAATCCAATAACCCCAAAATGAAACATGAAAATAATTATTATTACTCTCACATAAATTTCCATCATCTCACCTCATTCTATTATTTCTAATTGATTATAAATGTCACTAGGGATATTCCCTTTCCATTGAAAACTATTTTTTAAAATGTAATCGTTGTAAGCAACAGCTGTCCTATTTGCTCTTATCTTAGCTTGTGTTGCGAGTTCTACATCTGTATTTTTATAAGCTTCATAAGTTAATTTATCTGATTTATATGTTGCAATCATTGCCCTAGCAGTATCCTCAACTTTTTTTAATCTATCGTAACTTATGTTATCTATAGCTTTTTGATAGCTATAATCAACTTTTTCAGTGAAAAAACTAAATCCATATGCCATCAAAATTGACATCATCATTCCAACTATCCCTATTATCAACTGTCCTATTATTTTCATTTATTCCCTCCAATTTCATATTTAACTATCGGATTTTCAACTTTCATAGGTATATCACTGTATAAATATGTTCCTGTCCATTCTATATACTTTCCATCGTTTGTGAAAAAGAATATACCCATATTATCGTTTTCTCCATAGCTTCCATCTACATCTGGTAGCCAATCATTAGTATATTCGCCACGTGAATAATATTCGCTGTCAGGAGTTAAAAAACTATTTAAACTAGATACTTTACCATCTACTGTAAATGAACCTACTATCCCTCCATTTTCAGTAAATAAAACTATATATCCAAATGGCTTTACAACAGGGCATGGTAAATTAACTGCTTTTTCTCTTTGTCCATTTACCCAATAAGTTCTACGAATCAGATTATATCTTTCCAAACTGTAATCAATATCGTTTGGCGTAGGCTGATTTTCTGCTAACTTATTTCCCAGTCTTGCTGTTGATTGGATATCTTTATCGGTTCCAAATTCTTCACACCCAGCAAATAGCATAATTAAACATAATACCATTAACATTTTTTTCATCTTACATCTCTCCTTTACTTTAATTTTAAAAGCCCATCTACTCCAAAACTTGTGTACTTATTAGCCAAGTCAATAGCTTTTTCTAACAATTCAAAATCATTTTTAAACTTCTTTCTAACTTTTATAAAATTATCTATGATTTTGTCTTGCCTTTCAATAAGTGGTATAGTTATTGGAATATGCTCAAAATATAATCTAGATAGTCTCTTGACTTTTTCTCCAACCGCTTTATCGTACACGTATTGTCTTACTATATCTTTATAGTTAAGATAAAATGTTATGTATTTCAGATTTACTGCATCTTCAAATTTTTCTTTTAGTGTTAGAATAGCTACATTCCCATTTATTGCAGCAGGGATATCATTCTCATAGAAGATACATCTTCCAATATCTTCATAATCAAAATCTTCCAGATTTACTAATATTTGCCCTTTGTTAATTTTGTCAGCTCTGTTATAAGCTTCACTATTAATTTTTGTTATTTCTTCATCTACAAAACAATCATATTTTCTAGATATATCCCCATAAAATATGGCAGGTTCTCCATTTTCGACAATATCTCTTTTTGTAAAAATATCTTTTTTAGACATATATTTTATATTAAAAATATCCGAAATAACTACCGTTGTGCTCCCGAAAACAAAGTTAGCAATTTTGATTGTTTCTCTAATAAAGTCATCTCGTTTTTGCATCTTTTCTTACTCCTAAATTTATTTTCATATTTTTCTACTATTGCTTTTAGCCTTCTGATATTCCCCATAAAGTCTATATTTGCATCACATTCTTTTATTAAGAACAAATCTAATTCTAAATTTCTTTCTACCCCTTTTATCCAGAGTTCACAAGCCTTCGTATTTAAAGCATTAATATCAACTTCTTCAACTTCTTTTTCTTCTCTTATTTGCTCCCATCTATAATCTTCATCAACTTTCCAAGTATCTGAAACTATTATCTTTTCTAACTTACAATCGTAGAGTTCTCTGTAAACTGTTTCAGTTATCTTGTTCTTGTCGACAACTAAGAATAAAACATCTATAGAAGTATCTGTAAATGCATTACTTATAACATTTAGTTCGGCTAGTCTATTTCCAATTAATTCTCTAAACTTTTCTTCTGTTTTTCTGTATCCAACCCCTGGAAAAAGTATATAGAAGGCATATCTCTTTGTATATTCAAGAGATTTTAAAACAAATATATCGTCTACTACCCCCGACTTTTTCCAAGTGAATTGCTTTTGTATGTTCTTTTGCTCCTGTTCTGTCAAGTCTTTAAATTTTAGAGAAAATGGAGGATTCATTATTACACAATCTACTTCAAAATTTTCTCTTTCATACTCGAAAAAACTTTTAACTTCTAATTCAGTATTTTTAAAGTTTTCTCTTGCTGAATTAATCGAACTTTCTTGAACATCTACCCCGTATAAGATAGAAGGATTAACAAACTGTTCTAACTGTCCACTTCCAACCGCTCCATCAAAAACGGTTGGATTTTCTAAGTTGATATATTGTTTAACCTTCTTAGCTACATATTTTCTTAGTTCAGTCCCTGTTATGTACTCTGCTAGTTTCTTAGAGACTTCTCTATTGTTATGCTCTTTAAAGCTCATATATTAACTCACCTCTTTAGCTATTTTTACGAACTAACTCAAATTTTTGAATTCCCCATTCCAAAACTTCTAAATCTATCCCTTTTTCTTTGTATATTGCTTTTGTACTTCTAATAAATTCCAGCTGTGCTTCTTCTAGTTCAGCATCTGTTAATTCCTTTTTTCTAAAAATAGATTTTTTAATTGTTTTTTCTGTATTTTCTTCTTTAACTCTCAAGTCTATTTGATATCTGTGTAACATTGTTCTCCTCCTTATCTTTTATACTTCCCATTCTTATATGATTCTAATTTTGCAATATGCTTTTCAAATTCTTGCTCAGTTAATCCACTAAGCAACAACAGATTTACTGTAGCAGTTATTAAATCTAGAGCTTCAGCTTTAAAATTATCCATATTTTTAATTGCTGTAAAAGTGTTAGTTTCTCTAACTTCTGCTAATAACTCTTTGTACTCTTCTTTAACTTTTCCTAGTTGTGCTATCTCATTTGCATAAGCTATTGATTTATAATCCATAAGTTTATTTAAATCAATTTTCATTGTCTCACTTCCTTATTTGGTTTTCTAATCTTTCCACCAACTTTTAATAGTTGATTTTCATATAAATTAATCAGCAATTTTATTATTTCTCTACTTTCAAAAGATGTAACATTAGTTTCTTCAATCAAATTTCCATCCTCATCATATAAAAGAAATTCGCTATATATGTCATCATTATCTGTATTTTCTCTAATAGTCTTGGCTCTATACAAACCTTTTAAAACTTGATGATATAACTTTCTAAGCTCTTTATTTGCTAAATCATTCATTATCTCACTTCCTCCATCAGCTCAGGGTTTTCATAAATATTTCCAACTATTTCCATTCTTTTATTATTGTTGTTAATAAAAGTGATTTCCAATTCAAATTCATTATTTCTTAAAACAAATCTTGCTCCTTCAGTTTTGAAAATAACTTTATATTTGCTGCCATGCAAAAATACAATATCGCCTTCATAAATTTCTTTATTATTTTTGTCTTTTAATCCTGTGCATTGCATAAGATCTATATCTTCAAAATTACGGTATGAAACAGTATCTTTATAAACTCGTCTTTCTTGAAAGTTTATAGATTCAACATTAAACATATCTTTATTTATTTTATCCCACGCTCTAAATTTAATCTCTCTCATATTCATCCTCCCAATAGGCTATTTCTTCTATATATTTACCCCAATTATAGCAATTACAGCACATTACACTTCTCTTAATGTCATTAATATTTAATGTATTTTTTTACTGTCAAAATCTCTATCAATGATTTTTCTTTCTATGTCAAATTCTGTACATCCACAAAATTTACATACCCACATTTTCATCACTCCAAATTATTCTTAAACCTGGTTGACTTGTGGATAATTCTAATATTATTCCATTTTTTTCCATTTTTATATAAATGACATCTCTTTCTTGAATTGAATCATCATCATCTGCCAATCTTATCTCTTTAACAATACCTGCATTTTTTACTATCATAGATCCATGCCCTTCAGGTTTCTCACCAACTATATATACTTCATTATGATATGGCATTTGCACTTCTATCCCTACTATTTTGATTATTTCTTGTGTCATTATTCATCTCCTCCAAGTTTCTCTATTTGTTCTTTTAATTCAATTAGACACTTATCGCATATATCAATTATTGTACCTCCACTAGAGTTTTCTGCTCTAATTTCTAGTACATTTACATTATTAGTACTATTACAACAATTGCATCTAATCCCATAAAATCTATATCTTGTTGTTTTGTTTATTTCACTATTTTTTATTAGTTTAATCATTTCCAATCTCTCCTGTTCTTACTCTTTCCCAAAATTCTCTATATTCTTTAGAATCTAGTACCTGTCTAGCTTCTGTACTATCTAAGAAGTAATTACCAAGTTTATAGTTTTTATCGTCTTTTTCATTTCCATAGTCCTGTGTTTTCTCTATACTTCCACCAGAAACATAGAAATATATGCATCCAAATGTTCTCATATCTGCTCCTTGTTTTTCTTTTCAGCTTCTTTGACTTTCATAATTCTTACTTTCAGACTTTCAACAAGTGCCTCTTGTACATCTCCTTTGTTTTGTAAAGCTTCCATTACATCTTCGTCTCTAGTTTCTTTACAAACCAAGTGATGTATAATTACTTTTTCTGTTTGCCCTTGTCTGTGTAGTCTTTTGTTAGCCTGCTGATATAATTCCAAGCTCCAATTAAGCCCAAACCATATCACATGATTACCTCCAGCTTGTAAGTTAAGCCCATAAGCTGCACTTGCTGGGTGGGCTAGTAATATATCTATCTCACCCTTATTCCAATCTAGTTGGTCTTGTGGAGTTTTCAAAAGCCTTATTCTTAATTTAGAATCTTTTAAAGCCTCAATTATTCTGTCCTTATCATGTTGGAAATTATAGAATACTAGTGCAGGTTTCCCATTTAACTGTTCTATTAGCTCTAAAAATCTTTCAATCTTGCAGTCATGAACTTCAAAGACTTTTCTATTCTCATCATAGATAGCTCCGTTTGCTAATTGTAATAACTTGTTAGACAGTGCTGCAGCATTTGCAACTGTAATTTCAGTGTCTTCAAGCTCAAGAATAGCTTTTTTCTCAAGCTCATCATATGCTTTTTTAGCTTTAGTATCCAGAACAACTGGTACTTGCTCATAGATTATGTCAGGGAGTTCTAAGTAATCTTCTGCTTTCATAGATATACAAATGTCAGATATCTTTTCATGTATGGCTTCATTGGATCCTTCTTTGGCATCATAATTAAAAATTACTGTTCTATTTCTTTGCCCTGGTTCAAAATATCTTTCTCTAAATTTCCCTATAGTCTTTTCTAATCTTTCACCTTGATCCAATAGATATAGTTGAGCCCACAAGTCTATAAGCCCATTAGGTGCTGGTGTTCCAGTAAGTCCAACTATTCTAGTTATTTTGTTCCTGATAACTTTCAAACTTTTGAATCTTTTAGACTGATGGTTCTTAAAGCTAGACCACTCATCAAGTACCACCATATCAAACGGCCATGCATTTTTATAATAATCAACTAACCAGGTTACATTCTCACGATTTATGACATAAATATCTGCTGTTTTTGCAAGTGCCTTTATACGCTTCTGTAGACCCCCTAAAACAAGAGATGTTTTTAGCATAGATAAATGATCCCATTTTGCTATCTCATCTGTCCAGGTAGCCTCTGCGACTTTTTTTGGGGCTATTATTAATACCTTTCCAACTTCAAATCTATTAAATTTTAAATCTGCTATTGCAGATAGAGTTATAATCGTTTTCCCTAGACCCATATCCAACATAAGCCCTAACTTATCGTCTGATATCATTCTATCAATGCAGTATTTTTGGTATTCATGTGGCGTAAACTTCATCAGGCATCACCTCCTCAATAAACTTATCTACTTCTTTGAAAGATGCTATAACTCTCGCATCACAATTTAAGTTTTTTAGTTTATTTATGAAATTTCTCTGTAAAGGTGATAAATTCTCTCTTTTACCCTCTGCTTTTAATTCCACAAAATAAACATCTCCTCCAGGAACTATGACTATCCTGTCAGGTACTCCTGCATTTCCTGGAGAAGTCCACTTCATACACAAGCCATTTTTATTTTTTACACTTTTAACTAAATATGCTTCAATTTCAATTTCACTTTTTTTCATGAATTTTCTCCAATCTGAAATGTAACTTTCTTCCATAATTTCCTTATAGATATATATAAATATAGGATTTATAGATTTTATAGACTGTAAATACCCTTTAATTTCTTTATTTTTATATATTAATATAGAAAAGAAAGTTACAAAGTTACAAATACATAATAATATTAATGATACCAATGTTTTTTTATGTAACTTTCTATGTAACTTTCTGTGTAACCACAAAAAAGAAAGTTACAACCATCTTTTTGAGAAAGTTACAAATCAAAGAAAGTTACACTTAGAAAGTTACAAAATTTTTAGCTTCATTCTTTTCTTCTAAAACCTTTTTGAACTCCATATTTTCCAAACCTTGAGGCTTGTTTTAACTTTTCCCATTGTAATAGGGTAGATAAAATTTTATTAATTTCAATGCTGTCACTCTTTTTTAGATATCTAATGTCCATTTTTAAGGCTTCTTCCCAAATTTCAGCTGCACAAACCTTATCTCTTAATATTAAATCGCTTTCATCATATTGTAGAATTGTAGAATCATATTCATTCAGATATGTTCTTCTTGCAAATAGATCCATACTATCCCAAGCATTTTTTGGAATTTTCTTATCTAAGTAATCTAAGATAATTCCTTTGTATACGTTATCTTCTGAATGAGAATCTTGCTCTTTTACAGCTATTTCTAATGCTTCTTTTGATAGAACTAAATTATAAGATTTATCCTTTGCAAGTTCACAAGCCTCAGCCCATATCTGATCTAACTCATCTTTCAAGTCATCGAAGATAGATTTCACTGGCTTATGAATAAAACAATCTATTGGCCAGAATCTTCTATTCCCTGTTTCATCTCTTAAAAAGTTAGTATCGTTTGCAGTTCCAAAGAATGCACATCTTCTTGGATATTTTTGGGCTCTACGCCCATACGATGCTCTAAAGACATCATCTGTTCTACTTAAAAAGTTTTTAACCAGGTTCATTTCAGATTTTCTTAAAGAACTAAGTTCTCCCATTTCTAAGATCCAGCTCCCTTGGATTAACTCACAAGCATCTTTACCTTCCACATTAACCAAACTATCGTTATACCACTCCATTCCTAATATTTTTAAAAATGTACTCTTACCTACACCTTGTGGCCCGATTAGAATAGGCATATTATCCCATTTAATTCCACCGTATATAGCTCTTTTAGCTGCAGCTACTAATGATTTTTCTGAAACTTCTCTAGTGTATACATTATCTTCACAGCCTAGGTAATCCATAAATAAAGTTTCTAGTCTTTTTTCTCCATCCCATAAAGTTGATTGAATTCTAGTAGCAACCTTATTTTCTGCATTTTCTTCTGCAATCAAATTAACTCCATCTATAATTTTATTTGTAGACGTGATACCATAAGTACTCTCTAAATACCACCTAAGACCTGCATCATCTGTATCGGTCCACAACCTATCATCAGCTTCAAATTTTCTATCCCAAGGCACATCTTTTCTTACAAGTATTCTTGAAGAAAATATATCCTTGAAGATTTTAAATTTTAGCTCTCTATCTTTTCTTAAAATCAGCATTATATTAGCAAGAGTACTAAGTACTTTAGAACTATCTTTAGCATTATATACAAGATCTGCTGTCCAGCTATTATCTTCTTCAACTAATACACCCTCAACGGCATCTACATCAGGATTATTAGAGACTGAGAACTCAGCTATTGCTTTTTGCCTTCTCTCATTAAGTAAATCTGAATTAACAGGAGTCTTAGCGAATACCCATTCTTTCATGGCTAGCCAAGAAGGTAGCTTGGCCACAGGAGTTTTAATATCTGCTTGGATATCCAAATGACCGAATTTATGTAGTCTTACTAAGTCAAAAGCATTTACTAATTTTTGACTACAAGGGTCAGTGGCATGATGTGAGTATAAGAAAAGTCCATCTTGATACACAATAGCTCCAGCAGTAGTACTTCCGCCCACAAAGGTTAATCTATCAGATATATCGCAGGGTTCATATACACCTGGTAAAAACTCATCTATTGCTTGGTAAATATTGAACCTTCTACAGAATGCCCCTACCATTCCCTCTTTTTCTAAAGGGTTTTCTTGTTGCTTCAGCAAAGTTAAATGATGTTTTTGAGCATCAGGAACTTCTGGCCATGTTGTTACATCTCTCCAATCAGCATACATATTAAGAACTGCCTTACCATCTAGCATAGGCTTGTCAGCATAAGTAAAAACATAATCACTATCAGTAGAATGGCTAGGCCAGTACATTAACCTAACAGCTTGAAAGGTAGTAGGATCACAATAACGTAATCCTATAGACTCTGCTACCTTTCTTGCTATCGGTTCATACTCATCGGCAGATACATCTTCAGCTAAGGGTAAAATAACTCTAATTCTAGGTTTAGTAGTTTGGTGCTTACGAGTGCTGTACACTGCATAAGCACACCCTAAACTATTAAGAGTTTTTATAATCTTAGTGTCATCTTCATAGGCTAAGTTATCTAAGTCAAGAGTAATTAAACTTCTGCTTTCGACAGCTTCACTTCTTCTAAGATTACCTTTTAATTTTCCACCAACAAAGCCACCAACATCCTTAATATCATCTTGCTTAGCTTTAGAATAAGATAAGAACTCATCTAGTGTTTCAGCTGTTATTTTAGGTTTTCCTAATCTTTCTACAAATTCAGACCAGGTAATTTCAGTTGTTACCCATTGCTTAGAGTGTCTGTTATTTGCTTCAGATATTATTAATTTTCTCGAGTTCTCCATCTGTTATCTCCTTTTATCCAAGTTCTATTATTTTAGATATGCAGTTAATCGCTCCAGGAATGTTTAAAGCAATTAAATTCCTAAAAGTCTCATTCATTAAAATAGCCTTTTTAGCTGTATAGCCCTCACATATCCCCATTATGATAGTAGTCCAATCTGTTTTTAATTTATCAGCAATGTTCTCTAAAGTATTTTCGTTATCATATTCATCTGCTTCATTCCCTTTTTCTATCCAGGACAAGTACTCAACAGCCTTGTTGTAATCTTCTAATCCGTTTTTCTTTTCTGCACGAACCAGGTACTTAACTACATTCCAAATTCTAGTCCCTAAAGGGTTAGGCATGTTTCTGACAATTGCGTCAGATAGATCCTTACATTCAAAATTACAACCTGGTATCATGTAATGCTTTGGTGAGTGAACATTATCACTAGCAAGCTCTACATTCTTTTCAAAATCCTTTTTTAAATCTGCATCTGGAGCTTCACCGATAGCAATTAGTATTTTCTTTTCAAGAGAAGGACTTTCTATATTAAGTCTCCCATTTTCTACGTATGATAGAAAGCCTTGAGTAACACCTATTTTTTCAGCAAATTCTGTTTGTGATATTTTATTTTCATCTCTAAATTTTTTAATTTTTCTTCCTATATGCATAATTTCCTCCTAATCTTTCATATAATAACTACCAGTAAATCCAGCAGCATTTAATATTAATCCTTTAGCCCAACTTATTTCTTCAGTCATAGTTTTTATAACTTCCTCTAATTCCACAGACTTTGGAACGTCCAGAATTACCTCATCATGAACATGAAATACTATTGGCCAACCTTTATCTTTTACTCTTAACAATGTTTCTGCTAAGCAGTCTCTTGCGATAGCTTGTACGATGTTTTCCGTTAATTTACCGCCATAAGTCGGGATAACTTCCCACTTCTTAGATGTTTGATTAATTCCCATGTAATGCATCTGCATTTGGCCAAACTGGTTTTCTTTTAAGAATGGCTTTGGATAGAAAAGTTTTCTGCCACTTGGTAATTCTATTGTGAAAAAATCTTGACCATAAATAAAATCGTACTCTTTAGCTAACTTTACACATTTAACTATCTGCGGTTCTCCAGTTTCTAAAACTTCAACTGCTGCATTCTCTAATGCATACCACAACTCCACAATTCTTTTAGATGATTTTCTCCATCTGTCTACAATGTCTTTCATTTCTTCATCTGTCAGTCCCATATCAGCTGCACCCATAGCAGTTAAAGCTCCAACACTACCTTGGTATCCTAGTGCAAGTTCTGCGACCTTTCCTTTAGCTCTTAGATGATAGTTTTCTTCTCCTTTTGCTATAGTGTTTATTGGCACTCCAAACATTTGAGATGCAGAGGCTTCATAGATTTTTCCATGAGTTTTAAACACTTCCATTCTCCACTCTTCTCCAGCAAGCCATGCTATTACTCTTGCTTCTATTGCAGAGAAGTCTGACACAACAAAGTGATTACCTTCAGAGGGAATAAATGCTGTTCTGATAAGCTGTGATAAGGTATCAGGTATATTTCCATAAAGCATTTCTAATAGTTCACCATCACCTTTTTTAATAACATCTCTAGCTACATCTAAAGTTTCTATATAGTTACGAGGTAGGTTCTGTACTTGAACTAATCTCCCTGCATATCTTCCTGTTCTGTTAGCTCCATAAAATTGCAATAGTCCTCTTACTCTTTCATCTTTACACATAGCTTCGTCCATAGCTTTATACTTTTTAACAGATGTCTTAGAAAGCTCTTGTCTTATCTCCAAAACTCTTTTTGCTTGCCCATCTTCTAAAGTATCTACCATTTTTTCAACTGTAGCTTTTTGTAAATTCTCAACTTCTTCTCCTGCTTCTTCTAACCACTCTAATAGTTGCTTAGCAGAGTTAGGATTATCTAGTTTAGTTATATCTCTTGCTTCTTCTAGTAAATTAGCCCTGGATAATGCGTCTATATACAGAGCACCATTCACTAACTCACTATCAACTCTTACTCCGTATGCATTCATGAATGTATCTAACACCCAAAGCTTCCACTCTCTTTCAGGGACAGGAAAAGCACTTAATCTTCTACCTATCTCCATTTCAGTAACTACGTCTTGTATACAGTATTCTTTAAACAGCCCCCATTTTTCTGGAGCATGATGTGGCAGGTTTCTAGTTCTGTTTCCATTACTTTTAGTAGGATTACAAGGTATACAGAAGTATCTTATTAAAGCACTACCAGTAGTTAATTTTTTCTTATCTTGTGGTAAACCCATTGCATTACCTATTGCAGCAAGACCTGCAGTATATCCACAATAAAGCCCGTGAACCATAGTACATTGCCATTGTTCTAAAGGAGTTTCTATTCCAGCCATATTCAAACACCACCACTCAAAGACCGCATTATAAGCATACTTAATACAAGTTTCATCTTTTAAAAGAGCTAATACTTCTTCAGGAATAGATTCACCTTGTGCAAGGTCTATTATTTTTACATCTTGGCCATCAATAGAATAAGCGAATAGAAGTATCTGAAAATCATCACTCATTGCATATTTATATGCACCTGACTTACCAATGTCTACAGAGCTAAATGTTTCTATATCTATATTTAAAGTTCTCATAATCGCTCCTTTTTTGAAATTGAAAGGCAGTATTAAAACTGCCCTTCTTATGAGTTTTTTATAAAATCGGTTCTCCAGTAACTGGATCTATTTCAACCTCATCAAATTCATTTTCTGCTTTAATTCCTACAGCTGATAGAGGCTCTCCATCCATTAACTTTTGTACATTACCAAGTCCACAACCTATTCCTTTCTTACCACTTACTGCATAAGGGAAAAAGTTCACTGATACTCTTGCATATATCCCTGAGTAAATCTCAGACTGATTAAGAATTGGTTGAGCTCTTACATCAACTATTCCTGGTTGATAGTCTATTTTTGCACTTGCTGTAAACACCCAGTGCCCTTTACATTCGGGCCCAAACTCTTGACCATCTGAAGGTCTTACACCATCTCCATCATATATTGGAATAGTTGGTTTTGGAGGTTTAACTCCATTCCACACACTGCTAATTCCTTTTTCTATCGCAGCATTTATTGCGGCATCAAGTTTCATCTTAGTTTGTACATCAGTCTTTGGAACTAGAATTGTACAACTGTACTTTTCTTCTTGCCCTTTTTCTGCTGCATAAGGTTTAAATAAATGCACATAACTTAATCTTACTTTCCCTGTCATCACTCTAGTATCATTTGCCATAAATATCACTTCTCCTTTTATAAATTATTAATATCATCAACTACACTAAATTCATCTTCTGCCTTTATCTTGTTTGTTATAGCTTCTCTTTTATCAGACGCCTTTACAAGAGTTGGCTTCCCTACATTCATAACTATTAAAGTTCCAACTAGATTATTAAAATCTTTTTTACCTATTACTTTTTCCATCTGAGCTAATGTTAAGTACTTTCTTTCATACAGCAGTTCTTCTGCGATCCCATTTTCTTTAAGTACTTTTATAGCATCATCTGTGTTTTTAAAACTTCTACTACCTCTACCATTAACAGCCTTCCAACCAGGAACATTATTTCCTTTTAAACTTTCTGCTAATGCATACTCTTTTAAATCTTCTGCCCATTTAGCTAAGTCTTGAGCCTTCTGCAGAATTTCTCCAATTTCTTCTAAAGATAATTGGTCTGCAGCTTTAAAATCATATTTCGCAAGTTCTAAATTAGCATTAGCTCTCTCTTTACAGGTAGCTTTAGCTTTACAAAATTTACAGTGTTCTCCACACTCAAAATCACCCTCGCCATTTAAAGCCATTACAGCCTTTTCTTGAGCTTTCTTAGCAAAGGTTAGTAAATAATCGAGACTACATTCCCAAGTGTCTATGCCTGTTAATCTTGGCTGTACGATTGACATTTTAATGTGCTCTATAGGAAATATCATTTCGTAAGCGAGATAAGCCCCTAATGCATACAGAAGTAACTGAGCATTATTTTCAACACTTACAGGAACACCTTTTCCATACTTAAAATCTATAATGTGTAAAGTGTCATTAGAGATTAAGATACAGTCAGCAGTCCCGTATCCACCAGGAACATATTGAGAGAAATCTACTTTTTGTTCCACAGAGATATGTGGGGTAGTTTCATAGCTGTACATCTGTTCTTGTATAAACTCTACATACTCATCTGTGTAACCTTGCATTTCTTCCTGGTACAACTCTTTTTCTTTTAGCTTCTTCATAGCTGAAGTAAACTTCCTAGAAGTCAAACCTGGATCTATTAACTTTTTCACTTTTAACTCTGCTATCTCATGTGCTAGGCTTCCTTCTTTTGCATATTCACTCTCTACATCTTCAAATTGTTCACAGAGTTTGACAGAAGGTGGACAAGCCATCCACCTTGATGCACTAGAAGGTCCTAATAGTGCATGTGCCATTAAATATCAACTCCTAAATTTTTAAGTTCTTGAACAAAAGCTCCATAACTTTCTTGAGGTAGAACAGTTATAGCTTTAACTCCAAATTTACCTAACAAATCTTTCATAGTTTTTCTGTTATTTTCGATGTCTTTCGCTATCCAAGCAGCTGCTATTCTTTGTAAATCATCTGCAGTATACTCAGCTGTCTTAGTAGGTAAAGGAGTTGCTACAGCTACAGGTGCTTCTTCTTTTTTAGCTGGTGCTATTGGTAGTTTTTGAGCAGGAGCTTCTTCTACATTTTTAACAGCTTCTTTTTTAGCAGAAGCATTATCTATTGCCCTTTTAATTGCTTTTTCTGTATCTGATTTTGGGAGAGCTATATTTTCAGCTAGATTTATATAGTTTCCTCTTACAAAATCTAATATTTCTTTGCTAACTTCTTCAACACTTCCAGTAAATTCTACTTTTACCATTTTTATATCCTCCTATTTGCATTTTTTATTAATTTGTGGTATCTTATCATTAAAGTGTGTATATTTGTCTGTTGCTGATGTGGTAGTCGCAACAGACTTTTTATTTATTCTCAGCATACTGAACACCTCCTTTATATTGCATAATTCCAAAGTTCTTTAATATTCATAGTTAGAGACTCACCCGTTACAACGTTTGATAGAACAGCAATATCTCCGTCTTCTAAAACTAATTCAAAATAATTTCCGTCTATTAAGAACATTTAACCAACTCCTTATTCCATCATCGATAAAGGCATAACAATATAGTCAACCTTATCTTTACTAAACTTAACAGCACAGTTACTGTTTTTTCCTATTGCTAAATCAAACTTACTATTTTTAGTCCATTTAAACCACAAGTCTAAGTATTTACAATCAAGATTAGTTACTAAACTTGTTCTATCTTTCTTTAGCTCTAATATCTCTAAAAATAACTTAGAGTTTTCATTTGGATAAGCTTCAACTATTACTTTTCCACTTTCAAACTTAAAGTATTTTTTGTAACGCTCTTGTCCAGCTGGAGTTTTTAACATCTTCCAAACTACGTTTTCGGCAAAATTTACTGAAGGAAATGCTTCAGTATAAGTTTCATAATCTAATCCTTCTCTAACTGTAGCAATATTTGGAACTTTCACATCTTTCATAGGCTCATATTCTGTTACTTCAACACCTACTTGAATTGCAAGTTTCCCATCTTTAAGTACTGCTAAAGATTTAGCTTTTTTCAACACATCTAGCACATCATACATAAGAGCATTACCTGTATTGGTTCCAGGTAAATCTTCATGAGTATCTTTAATAGATGCAAGTCTATATGTGTCAGTAAATCCAACATACTTTCCAGCAACTATCAGTCCTTTAAGTTCTCCACTTTTAGCAATACTAGCAAAATGATTTAAAACTTTTATATCGTCTTCTCCCAAAACTAGAACTTGCTTTCCCGTGTTTTTAGAATTGTAATCATTTATATTCATTTCTTCTCCTTGAAATCTTAAATTTTTTAATGTATAATTTAAGTAAAATATGTTACCTAAATATTTTTTCTTGAGACATCTGTATTTGTTTGGTCACTTACTACAGATGTTTTTCTTTTATATATAACTAATATACTTGCTAATACTATTGCTAGTTTCTTCATAAATCTTCTCCCTTGTGCTTCATAAACCAATCAGGGAGTTTTTCTTTGATTACTAAGTGTTTAACCCCTATTTTTATGTAAGGGAAATCTGAGTATTCTCTAGCGATCTGTTTTAATTTTTGTAGCCCTATACCAGTTAATTTTGCTGCTTCTGGCATCGTCAACATCATCTTTTCTGACATCTTAATCTCTCCTTTCTAGTTAATTTTTGCTGTAAGTTGTATAACGATATCCATTAGAGCATTTTCGTAGTATGTAAAATTGTTGCATCTAACATCATCAGATTTAAAACCTATAATCTCATTGCCGTCAGCATCTATGAAATGTTTTATTTCTGGAGTTATCAAAACTCGACAGATATCATCTCCTTTATTCATAACTACATACCCTAGATACTCATTAGTTATATTGTTAAAAGTTATAACTATTCTGTGATTTTTAAACACAATTTCTTTTACTGATAGCTTTCCTTTTACGACTCCCATTCTGCATCTTCCTCCCATATAAGCCCTTCAAAGTCATACAACTCTACGTATTTCATGTACGCCCCAAAAATGACTTTAAATAACCACACAACTTTATACTTAATTACATCTAAAAGAGTTGCTTTTTTACTTTCTTTTAAAAGTTCTCTTGCAGCTATTTCGCTTCTAGTCATTTTCTCCCTCCCAAAGTTCCATTAGTTGAATAATAGCTAATGCTCTTTTTAAGCTCAGTCCTTTTAACTCTGCTCTACCCCAATATTTATCCAAGATTTTGTTATTTAGCATATTTGCACTCCTATTTTCCACAGTACTTAAATTGCCCCTTAAAGCCTTTCACAGTTTCAATTCCCAAGAATCCAAAGCCATTAGTTCCTTGAGCACACCATCTTTTTTCATAATCATTGACTTCATCTATAGTTCCGACAAAGTCATAACTGTCCCAGCTTCCGTCTCTGTCACAAGCACTAAGCTGATTAATTCCGAACAGTTTTTTAAAAACAATCGGTCTACTAGCTTTATGCTTGAAGATTCCAAATATATTTTTTATTTTTTTCATTTTCATATCCTCCTTAATCTTCATAAAAATAATATTTTTGAGCAGTCTTGTTATCCCATGCTCTTTTTACAGACTCTTTCATTCCAAGAGTTTCAACAAAAAATTTATCAAAATATTCTACATCTCCTCCATAGTCATATCCCCATTCTCTACACTTATTTAAGTTCCAAGAAAAAGTAAATTCTATATCTGTGCTTTCGTATGTGTTGTAATCTTCTATAAGAGCTAGAGCTCTTTCTATCAAATCATCGTGTTTTAGCACATCCTTTATTTTTTCTAAGTCGACTTTAATTTTTTTGTGTATTCTCATATAAATCCTCCTTTTTTAATTTTTATTTTTTAAATTAACTGCTCTTGTAAACTGCTTGTAACTTACTAGATAATTTCGAAAATCTACTAGAAAGCAAATTTTTCTTTATTTTCAATTCTTTTCTCAGTTTTTACAATTTTTACTAGATAGTTTCAAAATTTACTAGATAGTTTCAAAATTTTACTAGCTAAATTCCCTATACTTAAAGTGTAGAATAGGTTTAAAAAAATATCTCTTCTACTGATTTTTTATAGTAATCGGCTATTTTTTTCTTGACTTCATCTCTAGGCACTCTATAATCGTTTTCATAGTTAGATAACGCAGAGACGGTTACGTTTAGATCTTTAGCAACATCTTTAGTTTTTTTGTCGCCTCTTAATTGTTTCAATTTTTCCCCTATAGTCATAATAACACCTCCCTTTTTCACTATACTTAAAGTGTAGTTAAATTTTAAAAAAAATATCATTTTCATGTAAAGTAAATAAAGTCTAAAAATAAGGTTCAATTAAAGAACAATTTCAAAAATGTAAATTTATTTTATTTAACTTTCACACAATAAGTGTATCATGCTTTAAAATTTTTGTCAACACTTTTTGTGTAAAAATTTTCTTGACTTTTTACACGCATTGTATATAATATTGTTAAGGGGTGATATTAATGGCTGAAATAAAAGATAGAATTATAAGTTTAAGAAATGAAAAAAATCTTACACAAAGCCAGTTAGCAGAAGAATTAAATATATCTCCAAGTGCCATAGGAATGTATGAACAAGGTAGGAGAAAACCAAGCTATGAACTATTAGAAGAATTATGTGATTATTTTAATGTGGATATGGACTATCTTACAGGTAGATCTAACATAAAAAATAGATTCCAAGAAGATTTAAAAAATAAGAGAGAAAAGAATTATGAAGCAGATTTAGATAAATCAGATGATGATTTTAAAATGGTTGCTAGAGATTATAATAAGTTATCAGAAGACAAGAAAAAACTTTTCAAATCAATGATGAAAAACTTCATGAAATCATTGAATGAAGAAGAATAAAGAGGTTATGTTTGTGGTAAGGATAGATAATAAAGTTTTATACGATAAATCTCAAGCTCAAGCTTATGAGGTTTTAATAAATTACTCAGATGGGGCATTGCCAGTGGATCCTTTTAAGATTATAAAAAAATTAGATAATGTACAGATTTATTCCTATAAAGAATGCATGGAAAAGTTAAAAAAGATTGAAAGCTATGAAGGTATGACAGAAAAACAGATGCTGGATGCCTTTCCTAGTAATGAAGGATTTACTACTTTAATAGGTGATACCTACAATATTTTCTTTAATGAAAAGAAACCGCCTGCTAGAATTAGATGGACAATTTTCCATGAATTAGGGCATTTTTTTCTAAAGCATTTTGATGAATGCGAATGTGTAAAAAATTTTTTTACAGATCCTCAAGAATACGAGGACACACTAGAGAAAGAAGCTAATTGTTTTGCGAGGCACTGTAGTTCTCCGTTACCTATCGCTCTTTATTTAGGTTTTCATAAAAGAAAACCATTATCAATAGAACTTTTTAAATCGTGTTTTGATATGAGTGATGAAACCAGTAAAATTTGTTTAAAGCATTTAAAGAAATTCACAGAATACTACTCTTGTAACAGACACGAAAAACTGATAAGTCATTTTAAAGAAAAGATTCGTGAATCAGACAAGCATTTACATGCAAAATTGTGTGTAAATAGGTGGAATAACTTCATAGAATTAATTAAAAAAATATAAAAAAATACCCCAGCAGTGATATTCGCGGTATCACTGTAGGGGTTAAAAAGAGTGTGTCCTCTTTTTTGTTTGCCTATACAAATTATAGCACACTCTTGCTTTTTATGCAATTTGAAAGGAGTGTGATTTTGTATGGCAGGTAGAAAAGCTAATGGAGAAGGGACTATCTCTACTGTTATAAGGAATGGCAAAACATATTATAAAGCAAATATCACTGTTGGCTGGGATAGTAACGGTAAACAGATTAGAAAAAGTTTTGGTAGCTATAAAAAGTCAGTAGTATTGGATAAAATGAATACTGCTAAATATCAAGCTAAAACTAATTCTTTATCTAATTCTGATATTAGTTTTGGAGAACTTTTTAAAGACTGGATCTTTAATTTTAAAAAGATAGAAGTTAGCCCCAATACTTTTTATGAATATGAAGCAAGTTATAGATTAAGATTAATGAATTACTCTATTGCCAGGAAAAAGGCTAATCAGATAACTTTAAAGGACTTGCAGCAATACTTCAATGAGTTGCAAAAAGACTTTACTGCTAATACCATAAAAAAGACTTATATCCAAATCCATTCATGTGTAAAATTCGCTATTATACAAGGGATTATGATGAAAGATTTTTGTCCTGGAGTAACATTACAGAAAATAACTAAAAAAGAAAATATAAATGTATTTTCTAAGCAAGAGCAAGAAATGGTTCTTAGAGCTTTAGATAAAAGAGATATTGTTGACTGCTTAATTTACTTTACATTTTACACAGGGCTAAGACTTGGAGAGGTTTTAGGGTTACAGTGGAGCGATATTAAGGATAATATGGTTAAGATTACTAGACAGTATAGAAGAAATGTAGATGTGGATAAGGTAGATGACAGGAAATTAACCTATACCTTTAAGGAATTGAAAACTAAAAACAGTGCTAGAGAAATCCCGTTACCAGATAAGGTCCAGGAGCTGCTAAAAGATATCCCACGCCAAGGCCAACTGATTTTTTCTAATCTTGGTAAACCTATTGAGCCAAAAAAGCCTCAGAGAAGGATAGCTTCTATATGTAAAAAACTTAATATTCCACATAGGAGTTTTCACTCGATAAGGCATAGTTATGCTACGAGATTATTTGAGATGGATATCCCAATTAAAACAGTTCAAGTCTTGCTAGGACATGGGGACATTGCGACTACAATGGATATCTATACACATGTAATGAAAGAGAAGAAATTAGAAGTTTTGGATAAACTAAATAACTTGTAAAAAAAATAAGAGATTCTTAATTGAATCTCTTTTAACTTTGTCTGTTTTTTGTCTGTTGTAATTTTTATATTTTATAGATATTTATAAAACTTTATTAAGTTTTTAGCTTTTAAAACTTACGATTTTTAGCACTTTTCAAATTTTATAAAATCTTATTAAATAAAATGGTGCCTAGGAATGG